ATAAATGGACGAAGCAATGATATCTTTAATGGTCTTACCTTGATCTTTGTACCGTCGATTAGCGTTACTGTCTTTTCTTCAGTGGCGGTTGCCATTTATTCCTCCTTATAAGGTTTAGTCAATTATACCATAGCGCAGGCTTATTTTTATGATTAATATGTTTCATAATCTAAGCCCATGCCAATACCAAAACCAGCCTTTTCCGCATTTCTTCCTTGAAGTGCAAGGATATCGTTACCATCAGTTGCGGAACCTTTACTAAACACTCTGGCCTTCATATCTTCCCAGGCATTTTGATTTCCAGAGTTTTTGTCTAGATCTACACCCTGCATAGCAGCAGCAAACTTTTTGTCACTGTAATCTAGTTCTCTTTTTATTTTAATAGTTGCCGTTAGTTCTGGCATAGACAAAGACTCTTCTAGTTCTTCATAGTCTTTCCATATTCCAATAAGGAATGCCTCAGACTCTAACTTAGCCAGGTCTAGAGTGTCCCAGGATGAGCCACTGTCGACTGCTTGAGACTTTACTGTGTCTTCAGACTTTTCGTTGATCTTAATTCCTGCTGCAATATCTATAACTTTATATATAGTTGGTAGGTCTAGATTATCTTCTAACTCATCTACAGTTTTAATTTGTGGGAAATATTGTTTCATTGCTACTAAAGCACAGTCTACTAGTACTGATATTGATTCATCATCAGTCTTTGCTTCTTTAATTTTTTCAAAGATTTCTAAAAACTCTCTGAGATATTTTATTTTAAGTGGTGCAGCAACAACGACAGTCCCATCTACAAGACTAAACTCTACCTTATCATAAACGCTTGTTGCCATTATATAAGTATACCAAACAGAAAGGCCCAACCCCGAAGGATTGAGCCTCTCATATATTAAGTTGTATTATGCTGATGCTAGTGAACGATCTACGATCTTACCGTATGATGCGTTATCGTTTGGAAGAAGACGGAATGATACTTCAAACATTGAAGCCTCATCACGCTTTGCTGCTACTGTAACATTCTCAATTGAGAGTGCACGGTATGCAACATAAATTCTTTCCTTTGGATCTAGATTAGAACCAGAACCTGGACCTACTGCAACGAGACCACGCTCTAGTGGTACGTCACCGATATCTCCAGCAGACATCTTTAGTGCTTGCACACCTGCTGATGGGGATGTTAGATCTGAGTCATCTCCTGCAATTGCTACTAGAAGGTTTTCTAGTGTGGCTTCTGCAAAAGCGGTATTTAGATTAACTGTCATACCCTGCTTGAATAAACGAGCAACGTCGAGAAGTTGATCTACTGCTACTTCACCAAAATCTGGCTGGAATGCGAGTTCCAAACCATTTGATGTATAGCCTACGTTTGTAAATGCATCATCTAGAGACAATGTATCTCTGTATGAAGTTGCGGATGCTGTAAATGCTGGAAGGTCTGATGCTGCTTGAGTATCAGTGATTGCTCCAGTTTCTGTTACATATCCAATTGGACCTGCATCATGCGTAAATAGTGCTGCTGCACCTACGATGATGTTACTACTTGAACCACGGCTGTATGCCATATTCTCACCTCTTTCATTTTATTAAAAGGGGGTTGTTTCCTCGTTTCAATTATACTACCCGTTTATTATGGGTTTGCTGGGTGCCAATCGTAGTCTATGATTATCTTATTCCCTGCATAAGTACGGGCTGTGCCAAAGTCTACGATATCTCTGGTTTCTTCCAGTTGATAAATTTTAAAGTTATGGAAAAAACATGGCTTAGATTCATCTGACCAAAGGCCTTGGTTTGCTGATGCCCATTCGTTAATGTCTTTTGCTGAGTCATCACCACTATCAAGAAGGTCACTAACCATTTGCTGGATGTGAACCATTTGCTCGGTGGGGGTCCAGCCTTTTATAGAGTCTCCAGTAGCATAGAAATAATACAAAACTTGCTCACACTTAACATAAGGAAATGGAGTTCTTCTCATCTTAAACATTCTGTCATATACACCAAACAATCCATTTGACTGTGGAAATGTTGTGGTTAGATTTTCAATATCTGTTGGAAGTGTTGGGAAAAAATATGTTGTACCAGAGTCAAAGCGCTGATCTACCATTGCTCCCAAATACTTATTTATTATTGAAGGTGGATGATGAATTAATGCAGCCATTATGCACCAACCCCTGCGTTAGCAATCCATCGGTATCCAGTAGATAGGCCTTTTGACTTACCCATCTTCTTTCCTGCCTGCATATCTTTTTTGTAAAGAATAGGGTTTTCAAGATATTGGGCAACACCGCTTACTCTTAAAAATGCTTGAGAAAAATATCTAGTAAAAAACATATCAAACACTTTTTCAAAACCACCTTCAACCGCAGTTCCTCCAGGGTTATCAACTCTTACTTCGTTTTTGGTAAAAACCATTTCTCCATTTTCTTCAAATGCCAAAGCCTGTGCAACCTTTGGCCTAATTGTTACTGGAATTCCTTCTTCCATAATTCTAGCCTTATCGTAGAACGGTGTTCTTGATCCATTCTTTATTGACCTTGACTGACTAAATGATGATCTAAAGGACAAACCTAAGTTGCTAGTTGTATAGGATATGTCATAGAGTCTTCCGCTTGAACTTCCTACTTGGTTCCACTCATAGATATGATGAAGCATGTCTGGATTAACTCTTGCATTAGAGTCAATAAACTCCTTCATTAACTCTACCGTTTCCATTCCTACTGTCTTTAAAAATACAGTCTTACCTTTTTCTATACCGTCTAGGAATCCAACAGAATAGTTAACTATATTGTTCATGTCTTTTTTAAATTGATTAGAATTAAATACCGCTCTCATACGTCACCTGTTTGGTTCTCTGATCTTCTTATAAGTATATTAAAAGATTCCACGGTTCCGAATGGCCCAGTAAATGGCTCATATGTTGCTATTTCAAAAAGAGTTCCTCTTCCAGATCTTGGACCAGAAGTCTCCATATAAATAAGATTTCCTTCTTGATCTCTGATATCTGTAATAAGTATATTGGTTAATGCATTTTTGCTATCTAAAGAAGAAATTCTAAGATCAGATTTTGTTCTTCCAACTAGGATGGAGTGTTGAGTTATATTTACATTTGGTTTTACTTCTTCTTTAAATGCAGAACCTCCAGAGGTAAAACTGCAAGCAAAAACTCTATCTAAAACCCACTGCTTCTTTATTGCTCCATATTGGCCTTGCTCAATTATTGGATGGTATACAGATGCCTGCATTGGAAACAAAAAGTCTGGTGTTTCGCAAACTGTCATTACAGCACCCCAATTTTTGTAATAGACTTAGTATACTTAGAAAGTATCTTGTCTACGATTATGTTTCCTGTTCCTTCGAAAAGACCCTTATCAAACTGAATTCTATATTGATCTGTGTTATAAGAAGAAATAAATCTCTTGTAATAATCTAGTTTACCGCACTCGATGTCATGTATAAGCATCTCTGCTGCTCTGACTATGTCAGATGGAACCGCTGTGTATCCGTGCTCTACAACTATCCTGTAGTCCCAGGTCTTTCCAAAACCTCTGTATATGAATTGAGGATCTAGAGAGTCTGATGCTGCTGCTGGTAATACTAGTGGTGCAGATTCTGCACGGTTAATGTTGTCTGTTGACTTTTCAATGATTGCTGTTTTATCTGGACTAACTTCATACTGTCTATCCTCTACCAACATATTGTTTTCATAAACAGCCAAAACCTTTTTTACATCATCCCAAATTGGCAAGTAATCAGATCCACTTCCCTCAAACTTTAGAACCTTTTTCTTATAATAGAATCCATCTGGAACAACTGAGTCGATTACCGCTCTTGCAATTTCTTCATTAATAGCATATGCTGCTATATCACTTGCCGTTGTTGCTTTTGTTGATGGATCTACATATGGTCTAACTATTTCATATGTTTCGTCTTGTAAAATTTGTTCATCTGATGTGCCAAGATCTTTAACAATTTCAACTCTGTATGATGAGTCGTACTTTCCTGGCAAAGAAATTTCTAATGTTTCTCCAGATGAAGACTCTGTAAAAGTTGATGTTGAAATTGAAAGGTCCGCCATATCCGTTATGGTGACAGTTATATCTGCATTTACAATCCCCGCAGGAATTACAAAATTAGCAGATACTTCTGCATATGGCGAAACTCTCAATATCTCCATAATTATCCAAAAGCCTTCTTGACTTCTTCTGGTGTGGCAATACGGACATGTGATCGTGAAAGCCACTTGTCTGCTTGTGCTTTTGTAACAATATTGTAACCCTTAGAAATTGCACCAACTTCTTCCCAACGAACGCTCTTTGTTGAGTGAATTGCAACCTTTTCTGAAAGGTCTACATCTGACTTAATTGTCTTGCTTGGGCCGTCTGCTGCCATTGATCCAATAGCGCCTGTTTGTGTAAATCCTAGTGACTGAACTGGCTCTTCTGCTGCTGGTGCTTCAACTACTGCTTCAGCAACTGGTGCTTCTACAACTGCTTCAACTACTGGCTCTGCTACTGGTTCAACTACTGGCTCTGCTGGTGTCTCTACCACTGGGGCTTCAACATGTGCATGCTCTTCTTCATTGTTTGATGAAAACGGCTGATTGTAATTATTATTTTCCATTGTATCCTCCTTGTTTGTATTATATCATTAAAGTATTAAGGGGGACAGGAGAGTGAACTCCCGCCCCCCATTAAAGGTACTGTTACAGATTACTCATCTGCTGCAGCGTCAGCGAATGCAATTGCATCCTCTTCTTCCCATTGAATACCAAAGCGGACGAATACTGTGTACTCAATTGTGTCCTTCTTTGCTACGTACTCACGGTTTACAGTGATATCTCTCTGGAATCCCCATACACGGTTTGCAGGGAATGTCAAGTCGATATAGCCTGCTGGGTAGTAAGGAACTTCCTGAACTTCGATTCCTAGAACACGAGTTGTACGTGCTCCACCGAATGTCTGTCCGATACCATCAAGGTATGATTGGCGATTTGCCTGGGTTGATCCTGGCATCTGGCCTGCAAATGCTTCTGCTACTGCATCAGCAAGTGTACCGTTGTTCTTAACGATTCCACCGAATGCGTCTGTACCTGCGTAGAACTTAAGATTGTTCTTAAGTGCACGGTACTTACGTGGCATTGCATTGATGATGCCCTGCATTACATCAGGTGTCCAAGCATTATCTGCTACGGTTACAACTGACTCATGTGCATCTCCATTTT